TAACTTTGAAACCGCTTCACGCAACGGAGAGCCCTTTGAAGATATGTTAATGAAATATCCTTTACCAAACAATATGGCTTCAAACTGCACGAGAGAGCTAAAACAAAGACCTGTCGATGCTTATGTTAGAGATATGTTTAAAGGTTGTTTAATTAATCGTATAATTGGAATTAGAGCAGATGAAGCACATAGAAAGTCAACAAATGCAATTTATCCTTTGTGCGATGAGATACAAGTAGACGCAAAGTTTATTCGTAATTGGTGGGATAAACAAGACTTTGATTTAAAACTAAAAGACTATGAAGGTAATTGCGACCTATGTTTTAAGAAGTCTTTAAAGAAAAGATTAACCATTGTAAAAGAAAATCCAAACGTTGCCGATTGGTGGGAGCGAATGGAAGAAAAGTATAGTTCCGAATCAATACCAAGGTTTGATTTAAGAACAAATAAAAGTGTAACTGAAATAAAAAATTTATCTAAAAAACAATTTACAAAAGCTGAAGACCTACACGAATTATCAAAACAACAATGTAGCCTTTTTGAGTTTGAAACTGATTGTTTTTGTAAAGCAAACTAATATTATGGATATTAAAGAACAGATAGAAGAGTTAAAAGGTATGTTAACGGGCGACCTATTCCAAGACGGAGATTTGATGCAAAAGATATACGAGTTAAAGAAAGAATTAAATCCAGAGATTGAAACTAATCCAGATGCAGATGATGATGATTTGGAAGAGTGCCTGTATTGTGGAAGTTAATTAAATAGTATTATGAAAGTAGAGTTATTAGATGTATTCGGATCGGACGTTACGGTATGTGACGTTGCCCGTGTAAGTTTTGACAAAAGAGCAGAACATTACACAACAGAACAAAATAATAGTTTATTATCTTATTTGGCACGACACAGCCACTGGAGTCCCTTTAGTCATCCGAAGGTTGTGTTTAGGTTGCAAGTCCCTATCTATGTAGAGCGACAATTAATCAAAACGCAAATCGGAGTTGAGTACAATTCAATATCAGGTAGATACGTGGATTTTAGTGATACATACACACTTATAAACGAGTGGCGAACACAATCCAAAGACAGCAAACAAGGCAGTGCTGAACCTTTGGACTATCAAGGTCAAGAAGCGTGTAACATAATCGAGCATAACGTTGTTGAATCTTGTAAGAAAGCGTACAAAGATTTAATAAAGTTAGGTGTCTCTAAGGAGCAAGCGAGAACAATACTGCCTTTGAACTTGAATACAACAATGATTTATACATGTAGTTTATACGCATTTATAAGACTTTGCAAGCAACGTTTAAAGTCAGATGCACAAGCCGAAACACGTGAAATAGTTGCGGAAATGCTTTCACAATTAAAAGAAAATGGTAACTTTGCAGAGTCATTAAAGGTGTTTGATTTATGAAGACACACACACATAAGAGATTTTTGTTATTCTCATACGGAGACTACTATCCATTAGGAGGAATGGAAGATTTATTTGGAACATACGACACTGCAAAAGAAGCGGTTGAAGCAATAAGTACTATCGAGATATGTTATGACAATATTACAATATACGATAGGTACGAAGGGTTAAGCTTTTCGGAACGTGAATATCAATTAGGTAAAACAATTTATACAGCTGCTAATTATGAAGACACTACTCAAAGCAATTAAGATGTTAGAGGCAGAAAACAAAGACCTCGAATATAAATTAGAAAGAGCAGAACTATTACTCAAAGTAACAATGGAACAAAACACAATGTTACGAAATGATTTAAAAATATTATCAGATGCGCACAGGAACAAAACTAAGATGTATTGAAAAACACTTTGCCAACGTTACTTATGGTAAAGTCTACGACGTTGTAAAGCAAGATAAGAGTTACACGTGGATAGTTAACGACAAAGGAGATGAGCAATCATTTGATACAATTGAATTATACTTTGAAGAGAGTATCACCGATGAAGCTCCGTCGTATTACAACAATGAAAAAGGTTCGCTTTACAAATTTGCAGAAGACCACGGACTAAACGCATATGAATTTGATTTGGTCAAACGCCTGGTAAGATGCAGAAAAAAAGGTAACTTTGTTCAAGACTTAGAGAAAACAAAATTTTTAATTGATTTATATTTGAAAGAATGGAAAGAGAAATAATCAACTGGGCGAAGGCTCGTAATTTAGATAATCCCGACAATAAGTTTCAACAGCTCGCAAAGGTAGTTGAGGAAGTAGGGGAAACAGCATCAGCAATACTAAAAAAAGATATAGCAGCTACGATTGATGGATTAGGAGACACTTACATTACATTAGTAATATTAGCTAATCAAATGGGTTATTCACTTGAAGACTGCGCTAAAAGAGCGTTTAAAGTTATTGAATACCGAAAAGGGAAAACAATTAACGGAACGTTTATTAAAGAATAATTTGTATATTTGCATATCATATATTAGTTTTAAACCCTTACATCAATTGGTGTAGGGGTTTTTTCGTTATCTTTAACCCCATGAATCTAACAGAAATAGCACAGCACCACGACGAATGGGTGAGAATAGTAAAACGGTTCGGAGCCAAGACCGAAGCGGAGGACATCGTTCAAGATATGTACATTCGTTTTCATAAGTACGGAAAAGGGCAAGTCGTTACAAAGTCATTCATATGGATAATGCTTCGAAACATCTTCTTTGACTATTGCAAACGAGAGATATCAATGGTCGACATTGACCTCATGGTTGACCTATCAGAAGATGAAAACAACAAAACATACGAAATAGAGTTATACTATCAAAGCGTAGAAGAACAAATAAAAACATGGGAGTGGTTCGACCAACAATTATTTTTGTTATATTTGCGTAGCGGAAAATCAATGCGTGAACTTGAAAAGGAAACAAAGATATCTTTGACCTCGATTTTTCACACAATAAAAAAATGTAAAAGAAAATTAAAGATATGGCAAAAAGAGTATCAAAGGGCTTTGGTGACACAGTAGCTAAATTCACAGAGGCAACAGGGATTGATAAAGTAGTTCATTTCATTGCAGGAGAGGATTGTGGATGTAAAGAACGCAAAGAGAAACTAAACAAAATGTTCCCTTACAAAACACCTGAATGCTTAACAGAAGTAGAACACAAACAATTAACTTACTTACTTCCTAAAATGGTAGTTAGAGTTAGACCTTCAGAACAATTACAATTTTTAGAGGTTTATAACAGGGTATTTAAAACGAATGAGCAACCAACTTCATGCGCTTCTTGTTTAAACGATATGTTACGTAAAATGAAACAAGTATACAACGCTTATGAAAATGAAGGAGCGTTTTTAGGGTAGTCTTGACTAATCAAAGGATTTCAAATGAATACACACGGAGGTAAAAGAGAGGGTTCAGGACGTAAAAGAGTAACCGACGAAATAAAAGGTTTTACTTTAGCACAACCACACGTTGAAGATGCTTTTAGAGTATTAGCTGAGATAATGATTGACGAAGCTAAAAGACCATCAGATAGGATAGCAAGTGCAAAGATTCTAATTGAATATGGTTGTGGTAAACCTAAAGAACATGTAGAACAAGATATTAACGTTACTACAATGAATTTAAAAGACATTATAAGTTTTGGTAGTTCTGAATCCGAAATATAAAGCATTTGCAAATGATGGTAGGTATTTCATTATTACAGGTGGTAGGGGTAGTGGTAAGTCATATTCTATTAATTTACTACTACTACTACTCACATACGAAACCAACCATGTTATCTTATTTACACGCTACACTCTTACTTCTGCTCACGTCTCTATTATACCTGAATTTATTGATAAGATTGACGTTTTAGATAAACATAAAGATTTTCATATTACCAAGGATGAAATCATAAATCTAAGGACAGGAAGTAAGATATTATTCAAAGGTATAAAGACATCGAGCGGAACTCAAACCGCTAACTTAAAATCATTGGCTGGAGTTACTACATGGGTGTTAGATGAAGCGGAAGAGTTGACCGATGAAGACACTTTTGATAAGATTGATTACTCGATAAG